GATCGGGTAAGATTTATTCGCCCCACTTTACAAGCAGAAGAAAATGAGGTACAACTACCAAAAATACAACAAGCTGACAGACCAGCCCCTGTTGATGAAAAGTTCGCGAAATGGCAACGCCGTAACTCCAATTGGTTCCATAAGGACGAGGAGATGACGGACGCTGCGATGGGATTGCATAAGAAGTTGTATCGAGAGTACGGCCCTGAATATATTGGTACTGACGATTACTACGAACGGATTGACAAAACAGTCCGGAAGCGATTCCCAGAAGCCTTCCCCGACGCCGACAGAGACGCGTCCGAGTCACAGCGAACTCAAAAGTCACGACCTAGTTCAATTGTTGCGTCAGCTAAACGAAGTACTACTTCGAAACAAATTAAATTAAGCCCGACACAAGCGTCGTTGGCGAAAAAATTTAAATTAACCCCGGAGCAGTACGCTCGCGAAGTCCTTAAATTGGAGAATCAAAATGGCTGAAAACAGATTGAATCGTGAACTAGAAGCCCGCTCGCAGCAAGAGCGGCCTAAACAATGGGCCCCTGCTGAGCTTCTCCCTGAACCGGACAAGCAACCGGGCTTTGGCTATAGGTGGATTCGTGTCGCTGCACTGGACAAGGCTGATCCGCGTAATCTCTCTGCGAAATTGCGCGAAGGCTGGGAACCTGTAAAAGTGTCAGAGCAACCTAAGTTTCAACTATTAATCGATCCGAATAGTCGCTTTAAGGACAATATTGAGATCGGTGGATTGTTACTATGTAAGACGCCATTGGAGTTTATTGAGCAGCGTACTAAACACTACCGCGATCAAACCGATGCGCAGACTACAGCAGTAGATAATAGCTTCATGCGAGAAAACGACCCACGGATGCCGCTCTTTGCAGAGCGCAAGTCCTCAACGTCGTTTGGTAAAGGTTAACAACTTATTAATTTTAGGAGTTTAAATATGGCTTATCCTGTTGTCGCGGCCCCTTACGGCCTAAAGCCGATCAATCTGATTGGCGGTCAAGTATTTGCGGGTTCTACTCGTGAATATGCGATTCCTTACGGATATGCGACTGATATTTTTTACGGCGATCTAGTTGGTTTGACCCGTGGCAATATTCAGCGTTTAACCGTTTCTACTGGCACCCTTGGCACTGTTACAGGTGTTTTCTTGGGTTGCTCCTATACAAACCCTACAACTAAGCAAAAACAATTTGCTCAGTACTGGCCCGGTGGCACTACCGCTGGTGATGCTGTTGCGATTGTCTGTGATGATCCTGACACTGTCTTCAAAGCTGCTGTCTGCTCTTCTGGCGTTGTTATGGCTTCTGGCGCTCGTGCAATGATCGGCCAGAACTTGGCTATGATTGATAACGCAGGCAATGAAAACACCGGTAACTCTGCTAATGCGCTGTTGGCTCCTACCAATACGCCTGCGACTACCGATGCGTTGCCAATTCGTGTTTTGGGCGTAGTGCCTGACACCGTTGTGACCTTGGGGAATGCTACCTATGTTAGCGCTTCTGGTGCCACTATTACCTGCTCTGCTCTGCCTTTCGCATTGCCTGTTGGTACAGATGTTGGTTCACTTGCTGCTAATGGTCAGTACATTGCTTCTGGTTCGTTTGTTGATACCGCAGCGTCTGCTGGTGCAACTTCGTTTATTTTGAACGCTGCGCCGATAGCTGCTTTTGCGGCTAGTTCGACGATTGTGTTTGCACAGTACCCAGAGTTGCTGGTTAAGTTGAACTTCGGTCAACACCAGTATTACGCTGCCACCAGCATTGCATAAGGAGCTAAATCATGGCTATTTCACGCGCACAACTACTTAAAGAACTGCTTCCGGGCCTGAACGCGCTGTTCGGTCTGGAGTACGCAACCTACGGTGAGCAACACAAAGAGATTTACGAAACTGAAACCTCTGAGCGTTCGTTCGAAGAAGAGACCAAGCTGTCTGGCTTCTCCGCTGCACCTGTTAAAAACGAGGGCTCAGCCATCGCTTACGACAATGCACAAGAAGCATGGACTGCTCGCTACAACCACGAAACCATTGCACTGGGTTTCTCGCTGACCGAAGAGGCCATCGAGGATAACCTGTATGACAGCCTGTCGGCTCGTTATACCAAAGCTCTGGCTCGTGCTATGGCTTACACCAAGCAAGTTAAGTCGGCTAACACCCTGAACAACGGTTTTAGCAATGCTTATACTGGTGGTGATGGCGTAGCGCTGTTCTCATCGGCACATCCGCTGACCTCTGGCGGCACCAACAGCAACATTCCTTCAACCCCAGCCGATCTGAACGAGACTTCCCTTGAAGCCGCCGTTATTCAAATCGCCGCATGGACTGATGAGCGTGGCCTGCTGATTGCTGCTAAGCCTAAGAAGCTGATTGTTCCACCTGCGTTGCAATTCGTTGCTACTCGTCTGTTAGAAACCGAACTTCGCGTTGCTACTGCCGATAACGACATTAACGCATTGAAGAACAACGGTTCTATCCCAGAAGGCTACACGGTCAACAACTTCCTGACTGATTCGAACGCATGGTTCCTGACCACTGACGTTCCTAACGGCATGAAGCATTTTGTCCGTTCGCCACTGGCTAACTCGATGGATGGTGATTTCGACACGGGCAACGTCCGTTACAAGTCCCGTGAGCGTTATTCGTTTGGTTGGTCTGACCCGCTCGGCATGTACGGTTCCGCCGGTGCGTAATTGATGTAAAAAAGGGGGCGTAAAAACCCCCTTTCTTTTTTAATTTTATGGTATAAAGCTATAAATACCGGGGTTATCCGGTGTATCTGACAGTCCCGGCTGACGACATGCAGACAGATACGCCCTCACTTGCATGTAAGGAACCTATATCATGGCAACTACCACTTTCTCCGGTCCGGTCGTATCTAATAACGGCTTTATCACCGGAACAGCCTCTTCCCCGCTTGTTGAAACCACTGCTGGCAATGTGTCTGAATCGTATGTTACGACTTCAGCTGCCACTGGCGATACACGTCTGTCTTATCAGCGTTTGGCTTTTACATCCACTGGCTCTGGCGAAACTTACCGCGCTCTGACTCAAGTCACAGGCGCTGGCGCAGCTACTGGCGGTACGGTTAATGGCGCTCACATTAGCTTGAGCATCAACGGCTCTGGCACTATTTCTGGCGCAGGTAATGCCCTCCGCGCTACTCTGGGTGGTACGTCTACAAACCCCGGCGGTACTATTGCAGCTATTCAAGCTGACTCTAACTTTGCTTCTGGTGGCACTTGGACGAATGCTTCGTTTATCCGCTTTACTAACAGCGGCACTGGCACGGTGGCTAACTTGTTTAACATCCCCGCAGCCTTGTTTGTAACGAGCACTGCCACTATTGCTAAGACTTTGAGAGTCGTGGCATCAGACGGTACGCCTTACTTCATCATGTGTTCTAGCGCAGCTTAATATGCAGATCACCAAGGAATTCTTGGAGACTGAGATTCGTGACCTTGAGACTGAAGCACAGAAGGCTCAAACCTTTTTGATTCAGTCTCAGGCCACAATCCAAGCGTACAAGATGCTCATTAACAGGCTAGACGCACCAGAACCGGAGCAACAAGATGAGACCGATTCAACAGAAGCTAACGATTGATGACGCTGCGGGGGTAGCAATCCCGTTAGACACCTATATTTCGCCATTTAATATAGGCTTTGGGGTAACAATTAGCGCCGGGGCTACAGTAGATTTTACTGTGCAACACACGTTTGATAATGTGCAAGATTCAACGGTTACTCCAGTTTGGTTTAACCATCCTACTGTAGTAAACCAAATTGCGAACGCTAATGGTAATTATGCCTTTCCTGTAACAGCAGTTCGACTAAATGTTATAGACAACAATGGCACAATTACTTTTACGGTTATTCAAGCCGGGATAGCATAATGCCAATTGGGTTTCCAGACGTTGCTAACTTTGCTAATGTTTACCCCGGCACTGCGCTTGGGGTAGTAGCTAACGCCCAAGACGGGTACGGCAATTCTGTTGGCGGCGCTACAGTAATTGTTGGGGAGCAAACAACCCCAACTGATTACTTTATCTTGCTTGAAAGCGGGGATTTTGTTCTACAAGAAACCGGCTTTAAGATTCTTCTGGAGATTGCGTAATGGCTAACGAAAAAATATCGGCAATGTCAACAGCAGCCGTACCACTAACAGGTACGGAGTTAATCCCCCTTGTTCAAGATGGTGGCAACGTAAAAGCAACGCTTTCGGCTTTAGGCCAATACGCTACTAATACATTAGCTAATTACGGGGCATTTCAAGATCTTGGCGCGGATCAAACAGCAGCGGCAAACGCCGTTACATTGCTTAGAATTGATACAACTGACTTTACGCAAGGTGTTACTAGAGCAGGAAGCAGAATTACGTTAACAAATGCTGGGGTTTACAGCATTATTA